CTTCAACATTATGCTCACCACTTTCAACATAATCTGCTGCGGTATCAATATAATCTGCCGCTTTAGTAATTTTTGATTGTACCCATGCCTCAATGCTTCCCTCACCCTTCATTTTTTTCTTTAGACGCTTTGCTGCAGAAATAATTGTTGAGAGTTCAGAGCGAGCCATTGAATACTCATGATCTTTTTCCTCATTTGCTGGGTGAGGTCTATTTGGATCATACTTCATTTGGTTTGATGACAACATTGATGGCATTGAAAACATATCCCAATATAATGCTCCATATTTACATTCATCTCTTTTCTCATTTTTTTGGCATTTGGGACAATATCTAGTCATTTCAACTGCTTCGGATTTTGTTCCCCAATTAGCGGCACCAACTTTACGACATTTGACAAGTGCTCCTGATGCATATGCACTTGGCCAAACATCATATCTTGATTTAACTTTATGGTAGCAAGCATCTTTTTTGCCACTACCTTTTCCTGGTTTGTCCTTTACTTCTTGTAAATTCATTTCCTCAGTTCTTACATTTGTTGGTTTTGCACCACCAGTTTTTTCTGGTTGATTGGGATCTAAACGATTTTTTCTTCTTCTTGCTGTTTCTTCTTCATCTTTTGAAAGTGATCTTTTCATTTTGGAACTTCCGCATTTTGGTGTGGAAGTTTGACCAGGTTGACGAGCACAAGGTTTACCTGCCCATTTTCCACCTAGTTGTACCCAACCACTTTTTTCATCAGAAGATTTTGATTTATTAAACCAATCATGAAGACCTTCATCTCCAGATTTAGTTTGTTCCATAAATGGTGATTTAGATTTAGTTTCCTCACCTTTTTCTCTTTTTTTACGAGCAGCACAGTGAGCTTTCTGTGAAAATCCCTTTGGATTATCACAATCTATTGATTTCTTATAATCATTAGACCAACTCATAGAATAAAAAAGATTACTCTTTACTATTTAGAAAACCTTGCTTAAGCAACTTAGACAACTCTGATGTTGACCCAACAAAAACTGCATTATTGGTAACATTATTTGGAGTTTTAACAACATCCTCTTCAACATCTTTCAATTTCTTCTGTAAATCTATTAATTTATCAGTCACATCACCCACACTCTTAATTAACTGTCCAGCAACTTCATATGCTCTTGGTTGATCACTTTCTGCTGCAAGTTCCATTATTCCATTAATGGCTTCTTGCCCCTTTTCTATAAGCGAATATAAATTTGCTCTAGTGTATTCATAATCTTTTTTTATATCATTACTATTTGAAGATTCAACTTTCACAATCGGCGTCTCTTTTTCAATTTCAACGATTTCACTCTTAATATTAAGAGCTTCATCTAACTTATCGTAATTATTGGGCATAATTATTAAATATCAATTTTACGAGTTGGACTATAATCTTTTCCATCTGAGAAGAAAGTCCACTCTTCACTGAAACCAAAGTCATCATCTGGATCTGCATTATATGGATCGGGAGTTACAGTATATCTTAATTCTCGTTTTGCATTTTCAGTATCAGTGCTAGTATACATATCAATTTGAACCTTACGAATAAGTCCATCGGAACTTTCTGCGATTGGACCAAATAAGTAAGTTTTTGCTGTAAATGATAAAGTGTATATTAAAGCTCTTCTTGTAGAAAAATCTCCCTCATAATCATCTTGAAAAGATATGTTCTCGAGAACCATTGGAACATCTCTTTTTTCACCAATTGAATCAACCAAATCTATTGTTAAATTAAATCCTGGTTGAAAATAAGGCAAGACTTGTTCTACAATCTGTAAAGCATCATCATTGAGTTTAGTTAAGATATTCAGTTCAAATCCAATATTATATGGAACTGGCATAAAGACTTTTTTAATTTTCCCACCATCATCACAAGTTTTAAATGTTTGAGTTACGCTTGTTTTTCTTGTTGGGTCATACTGAATAGAAGTCATCTCAAATGACATTCTTGGTAATGAAATTTGAGTTGCCTTGTTTAACTCTGGTTGTTGTTGAATTCTTGCAAGAAATTTTTGTCTTGGACCATATGCAATAGGAACTCTTATATCACTAAAATTCGTACCATTTTGCTCACTGTGGCGAATATGGATTTGATTAAAAAGTGTGCCGAAAGCAATAATAGTCTTTCTTATAATTTCGTGATAATAGTAAGTTCCTAACATTAGTAATCACCAAATGGATTTGACTCGGAAAAATCTACAATAAGATCCGCTTCTTCTTCGATCTCGTCATTTTGACTATATTTATCATATGTATCCATTTGCTCATAACCCTGAACAGTATATAGTGCTCCCGATTCTGTTCCAATAATTGTTTCTCCGGAGAAAAATGCAAATTGAGTTGCACCAATTCCAACATTAGAAACTTTAAGAATCTTAGTATCCTTATCCCAACTCTTAACTCTCGCTCTTGTTTGTGATCTTGAACCTCTTACAATCTCATTAAAGAAATATGTTCCAACACCTGTTAAACTTTCAGGATTTGCAATGGTAATAGTTGGAGTAGAAGTATATCCAAATCCAGGATTTGAAATGTATATCGCTCTTACTACATTATTAGTTCCAACTATTCCCATTGAAGCAATGCCAACAGCAGTTTGACCAACCCCACTGAGTGCCAATTGCCCAGGAGCAGAAACAGTAATAACTGGCACTGTTCCATAACCAATTCCACCGTCATTTACTGTAAATCTAACTACACCATTATATGTTGTTTCAATAGAACAAGTTGCGGCTGCACCACTACCTCCACCACCAGAAATAGTTATTATTGGTGGCACGGTGTACCCTGCACCAGCATTTGTTAAATAAATTTGTTCGACAGATTTAACTCCACCACGAACTGTTGTAATAGCAACAGCTGTAGCATTGTCTCCCGATAATCCTGTTGGAGAACTGCTTATAGCAACTATTGGATTTGATACATAACCACTACCATCATTGTTTAAGAAAATTTGACGAACATACCCAGAATTAACAGATCCAAGAATTGACGCTGTTGCTATTGCAGTTTGTCCAACACCAATTAGTTTAAGTGTGGTAATATATCCCTCTTCCTGTATTTGAGTATCTATCTCTTCAATAGAAGTATCAATAACTTCATCTTCATATTCAAATAGTTCACATTTTAATTCATAAACATAATTTTTACCTAATTGGTAAAAAGGTTGCTCGTGTTCTACAAATTTAACTTCGAAAAGTCTTTGTCCAAGTGGAAAATAAACTAAATCTCCTTCTCTTGGTCTAGTTGATAATATAACCTCACCTTCTCCTGTACCATCATCTAATGCTCCCAAAAATGGTGCAATAAAATCTTCAAATCTTTCTTTTGATATAGTAATCAGTAATTCATCCCTTAAACTCATTCCAAATTTAGTTAAAATATCTCCTGCACCAGAATATCCATCATATGTGTTTACATATGCTTCTATTGCAAAATTATCATCAAATCTAGAACTTTGAACTTCTTCTATTATTGATTTTTTATTAACAAATTTTCTTGGAATGTAAACAACCTCAACACCATACATTCTTAGATGCTCATTTACCAAGTCTTGAACTAGTCTTTGCTCGGAAGAAGTTCCTTGCAAAAAGAAAGGGTTAAGTGCCATTATCCAATAAAATCGTATGGTGGGAGTTCATAATCCATAGACATTCTCTTAGTTATTTCATCAATCTCTCTTTCAGCATCTTCATATATTTCTCTACCGTTAAGTTCAATTCCACCTGGAAGTTTAACTCCTCTAAATTTAATTAAATTCTGTCCCCACTGCCTTTTAATTAGTGCCGTTAAATATCTTTTTAAGAAACTATCATTATATACATTCGTAAACTCATTGGGATTTAAAATTCGATAACAATCTAGAACAAGAAAGTTTCCTGCGGATTGTGCCCCCCAGTCAAGATCTAAGTACAATCTATTTTGTCTCTTATTAAATCTTAATTGTTTATCTGTTGTGAGTAGAAAATCAATATCTTCTAGATATGACTTGACCATTGCATATTGAAGAAGTTCAACTGAATTGAAATAATATAAATCATTTAAAAATAGTTGATATTTGATACTAAACATTCCACCAGAAATAGAACTAGTATCAAATTTAAATACTTTTTCTATACCAATCACTGAATCTGGAACTTGAATATAATTAGAAGACTCATACCAATTAAAGGTAGTTCCGGATGTTGATGTTGCAGTTGTTGTTGTAATTCCAGGACCTCTTGGAGACTTGGAAGTTGCTTTTCCTCTATTAATATCATCCTGAGTTATTTGATACTTTAAATACATTCTCTCAACACCATCAAAATGGCGCTCATTGAAGTATTGGAGGGCATCATCGACCAAATCATCTATTTGATCATCATCAACGTTAATTTCCAGCACAGGCGCTCCCAGACGCCTTAGACAGTAATCGATGAGTCCTTGCCTACTTGCTGGTTTTGCCATTTTTTCTTTTACTCTTCAGATTTTTTAGATTTACTCAATTCATCATACTTATCTTGAAGTTCAAGATTTGTTGTTAAAAGTTCATTTTTTTCCTTAACAAAGTCTTCTGTTAAAGTTTGAAGTTTTGCTTCTAACAAAACATTTTGATTAGTTAGTGCTGCTAATTTTTGATTATATATTCGCACTAAAATATTAATATCTACTTCACTATCTTTGTTCATACTCTAGAATGTTCCTCCATCAAGGGTTGATGTCCAATGTGGCTTATTAGTATATATGGTTGAAATTGTAGATGGTATTATGGAAAGATTTTGGATAGATCCATTATTTCCTTCTTTTCTAATGTTATAAGTATTTGTAAATGTACCCTCAACACCCACAAGACTTACTGAGGATAATGTTCCACCACTTTCAACGATACCATATGCATCACTAGTATCTTGTTTGATGATATCACCAACAGTTACTGAGATTGAAGATGGTAATGCGAGTGTAATTTTTGTTATAGCAGTTAATACCTGCTTAGATGTGATTACTGGTGATGCTGGATTATTTGTAGAAGTTTGTAGTCCATCAGAATCAAAATATACAACACCGTGAGTATTAAAATCACCAGTTTGGTAGTAGATGCCCTTAACATCAAGATATCCCCTTGTTCCAGTTACATTTCCAGGAGATGTAATTGTAGCATCTGGAATATAAGTCCATGATCTTGCTGTTGCAGCACTACCAATATTTGTACCATCAATATAACCAAAAAATCCAGTCTTATTGTTTGCTGTACCTACACCAGTATTATAATCAAAAGCAACACCACGATCAGTATTAGTATCAAATGCATGTGTAATTGTTAATTGTGTAGTTGTACTAATTCCTGAGGTTGTGGTTCCCTGAATAGTAATAATTTTTGTGGTACTATTATATGCGGTAATAGTTGTTATACCACTATTTGGTAGTGAGGCACTACCCTGAATAATATCTCCAGTATTGATGCCAACTACAGAATCAATAGTAATTGTCGAAACACCAGTTGCCACTGGCGACATAACAGTTCTAGTGCTTGTTACGTCACCGATAACAATTATTGGGTCATTAATTGATAAAACAGTCGAATTTACAGAGGTGGTTGTTCCGTCAACATGTAGATTTCCTTTAATAACAACTGTTCCATCACCGCTTAACCCATCAGGATATGGATCAATGTATAGAGTATCACCACTACCAGATAATGTTGATATTACATTATTTTCAATTTTAACAGAATCAAATATTGATGATCCAGTGATGTTTATTGATCCACCAACATTAAGATTTTTTTCAATTCCGACACCACCTTCAACTACAAGAGCACCATTATCCTTGTTAGTAGACTCTGTTACATCTCTAATATTGATCGCTACACCATCGGCAAATGCCCAATCAGCGCCTTCGATTTCAAATCTATTATCAGTAGCTTCATCATATCTAAGTTTTACATCCTTATCATTACCAAAACTTAAATAGTTATCATCAACAATATTAACTTCACCAGTTCCATTTGGATCTAAAACAATATCACCATCGGTGTTAGTCGATAAAATAGTATTTCCATCAAGACGTAAGTTATCTACGTTCCACTGATCTACTTTTCTATTACTATCAAGAACAGCGACTATACCACCATCACTATTTCTTGTATTTGAAACACCAGCAATAGTGCCTGGTTGGTGCTCCATCATGGAGGTATAATAATATCCACCTACTGGATTTACATTATTTCCATCATCACCAACATAAATTCTATCTTTATATTGATTAAGACCACCGTAACTTCCAATACCAGTTACATACGCTAATTCACCCCAATTTAGACTGGAAGGTTTGTTAGTACCTGAGGATCTTTTGATCCTAATAATACTTGCCATTTAGAAATTTCCCCCGTTAATGTCTAAATTCTGTGTTGCCCCTGGTGTTAGGGTTAAAGTTGCATCCCATTTTCTAGTGGCACCATTATAAACAAGAACCATACCATCAAGTAGATTCGTAGCATTAACATCACTAAGTTCAGACAAAGACAGACCTTGAGCACCAGCAAGTGAAGATATAACCTTTACAGCAGGTTGTTGTCCTACTCTGACCTTAATTTCTGCCATTTATAAACAGTTCAGGATCTAAAATATATTTATACTTGATCAAATCCAATAGATTCAAACGAAGTACCAAAAGAAGAAATTACTTCTTGTTGCTTGAAATAAAGTTTTATATAAGATTTTGCAATATTTCTAAGAGTATCTATACAATCGATATTATCGATTTCAGATGCTGCTTTGAAATATTCAAAACTTTTACTTAAATTTTCTAAACTAATTTTGTCTGGATCCATTGGTAATTTCTCTCAATAAAGATTTAATTTCATCGATATCTTTTTTTATCTGATCTAATTCATTTTTTTCTCTTTGTCTTTGATCTTTTAATCTCATATACTGAACATAACCAGATTTATCATTATTAAGAATTGCACCAGTATCACGATCTCTGAAAAGATTGTTATGGCCCTCAACAGGGATCAAATTGTTATTATCTGTCATATTAGGCGAGAGCAATACATCTAAAATCTTTGAGTTTTACGGGGGTTGATTCATTTGTGGAAGACATCACAATCTTAATTGCAAATCCATTAAATTGATCTAGATTATTTGCAGTAAATTGATATTCTGAAAATCCAATTGGATCATTTGGTGCTACAAAAGCATCTGATCTTCCACTATTTTTATTTAAATCAATTACACGATCACCAAACCCATCACCATCAGTATCAATTAAATTATCATATCCAGGAAATGGTATATAACTTTGTGGAATGTCGCTAGAATCTGCTTTAAATAATCTATAGAAAACTCTAAAATCTGCACTTTCTTGTCTATTTGCAGCGACTAATACTCTTAAACTAGTTGCAGGTTGTGCAAGAGAGATAATCTGAGTAACAAATACTCCTCCATGAGGATCGCCAATGAGTTGATTTGATCTAGAATCTTCCACATAATTGGAAATTGGATTATTAGATCTATTTCTACCAAGAATGAAAGTGGCATTTTGAATGTCCATTACAGGTGAAAGATTTTCATCCTCAGTCTTAAAATCAACCTTTAAAGTCAAAGATTTATTTGATGGTAAAGTTGTCAATCTTGTAGTTTCATTAATTCTAGAAGCAACCATTCTAGGAGTTGGATAATGAACAACTGTATTCAATGGAATAGGATCATAACCTTGATCTAAGAATGAAACTTCAGTTCCGCCAGCACTAGTTCCAGATATTGTTCTAAGTTGTGCAGATGCCGCTGTTCCTTTGCCTGGAGTGATTACATTAAATAGTGGTTCAATAGAACTAAATTGATGATTTTGAGAAATTTTAACAGTTTCTCCACCAATAGCTTTTTGAGCATTGAAATTGAGCATTGATGCTCCACTAGTTCTACTTGTTGGCGTGCTCCTATCAACTTCTAAGAAGAAATTATCTAGGTTTGAACTCTCGGAATTGTAGTACGTTGATGGTGTATCGTGGAACTTATTGATTCTCATCAAAGAAACCCCACTAACTTCATATGGTTGTATAAATTCATTCGCATCATGTGAAGTTTTAACAGTTCTACCTTGTGCTCTACCATCAATAATAAGCGTTCCAGCATTACCTGAAACCTGATTAATTGCACTGTACGATATAACTTCGTTATTTAACAATGCATATCCACGACTCGTTGTTATTCCCTCATAAGTACTGAAAATAGTAGTATTTGCAACGGATACCACTGTATCATTTAATCCAAATGCGGCAGTAGTCGTTGTTTTTTCTCTATCTGGAAGAACATCAGTTACATTAACTTTTCCATTTCCACCATGATTAGCATGGTTATACTGTTTAATTCTAAAAACATTTCCAGAGTATTCATTTGAAATAAGTGATGAAGAAGATACTGTTGCAGTAGCTGTAGTTCTTGATGATTCTGAGTTAGGATTTGTATAATAAACAAGAGTAGCAGAGTTTGTGAAATTTTCCCCTTGAACATTTGTGAGATAAATTGAATCTGCTGCACCACGAGTTTTAACCCCAATTTTAGCTCCACTACCACCACCAACACTTGTGGAAGTAATTCCTAATATTTCACCAGTTACGTATCCATTTCCAGTATTTGTAATATTAACCGAGGAAACTACCAAACCAGAAATTGTAATAGTTGCCTGAGCACCACTTCCTTTACCCGTGATTGAGTATAGTGGAACAGAAGTATATGTTCCATTTGAATATCCAACCCCAACAGCAACAATACCAACTGAACCAGTTCCTGTTGCAGAAATTGGTCCTCCCAAGTTTTCAACAATACCAGTAACACTTGGGCTTGATCCCTCACCAATTTTTGTTCCAGGAACAACGGCAGTATTAAGAGTACCAGAAATTGATACTTTTAATTTTCTTGGCAAAGTTTCTATCGGATTGTTCGCAAGTTTTCCAACATTTGTTCCTCTTGCAGTAATATCTGTATTATAGAATGTTACTGTTCCCGAAGGTACAAATTTTGCCTTATAAAGTTTGAAAGTCAGATCTTGATATTGGCTAGCAGTCCAAATAGTTCCATTCTGGGACTTGAACAAACTGCCACCAATGTATTGTTTTGTGACAATGACATTTTGAACATCTGGCAGATTCTTAGTTTTAACTGTTTTTTGTCCCATCGTAGCAGTCCACATCTCATACGCATCAGATGCTGGTGAAAGAATAACAATGGCATATTCTTTACCTGCTTCAAGATATACCGGAGATGAGAACCTAATTCTAGTTGGCACTGGTTCAGGTATGCCTGGTTTATCATATCTACCCCAATTTGGATCTTTTAAAATGTCTTGCATTTTTGGTCCAATTTTACCAGCATAGACATTTTCTAAGAAATATCTAATGTCAGAATCAGAGAATCCCTGAGATTTTGCGTAAGGATAATCTACCTCATAACCAAATTGTCCTGGTGTAGATCCACTTGCAGCATCATCAAATCCAGCCATACTCTTAACACCAAATGTTGTTTCGGCAATGTTTATTTGACTTGGATTTAGAGCAACCTGAGTATAATCTTGAACTAAGAATGAGGTTGGAGTTCCTAATTCAACAGTTCTAAGTTCAATATAGATTTTTGCGCTAGGATCCTTTGATGCAAAATATAGATCAAAAGAAGTTAAGAATGCGCCCTTTCCATCAACAGTAAATGATTGTGCAAGAGGATCTCTGTGTGGTGCTTTTACTTCAACTTTAACTTCTGTTGGTTGTGCAGCAGGTTTGGGTGGATTTCTAACTGCAACTCTACTCGTTTGTTGTGTTAGAATAGTTCCAGATCCACTGTAAGACCCAATTGCCTCACTAGCAAATACGGTTGATCCAGGAAGAGGAGTCACTCCTGGTGGAACAGCAGTAACTTTTACGGTTTTTGTTCCACTAGTAACCTTATATGGTGGTGGTGGATTAGAATTTGGATCTCTGAAGAAGAAACTTGCAACAATGTCTCCCCAATTGTCTGATATTAATTCTGCCTTTGTTATAGTTGCATTAGCACCGCTAGTTTCACCAACTATAGTTGCACCTGGTGCGACATATCCGTAATACTGTTCTTCATTTGCAAGAGCTCTAACACCAAAATTAATTAGTTTTGATGTTGCAGAATATGATTCGCCAGGAGCTGGTCTTGTTTTATCATATGGATCAACATTATAAGTTTCAACAAGAACTGATGGAGATCCAAGTCCTGCTCCAATATCAGGACGTGAAGTATCACCAAATTTATGATTTGGTTTTTGGATTCTGATATATCCAATTTCTCTTCCACCAAAATAAATACGTGCGTTTTCAAAAACTTGGAAAGTTCCAGATTGCATAGTAATTTCACAAAGTTTTGGAACAACATCAACTTGCTGACTATCCAAATAATGATAATGCTTTGTAAATGGTCTTAATCCATTAGCATTAAAGTATACGTTTCTAGAACGCATAAATGGATCAACAGTTCCACTTATCTTAACATCTTCAACATAATTAAATTCTCTCGAGGGTCCAGTTAATTTTGGAGCGTATTTTGTAGTTGTAGTAGTTGTGGTAGTTGTAAGAGTTCTAGTCCCCTTTTCACCTCTACCACCACCTTTATTATATGTTTCAGTTTGTGTATTATTTTGTACATCTACATTTACACTTGCTTCTTGAACCCATTCTGCTCCGGTTGATTCCGTTCTTTGATCATCAATATAAATCGTTCTGACCCAGTTATCTGATGCTGGATCTAATTCTATACCACCAACAAATACAATAACATTGAATGGATTTACATTCTCTACATTTGTGGCATGTGGTTGCTCAATCCAATCAACCTCAGTATATGACAATGTTAGTAGATCACCAGTTTTTTGAATATTTGGATCTAATAATTTTAAATTTTGACTTATATCTGTTGTTGAACGATCAATACCGGGATCTAGTGCTAACTCAGCTGGAATAGACCAGAAGTCAACTGGAACAATTCCAGTTGGATCCGATTTACTAATATCAATTGTTGTATATCTTTTGTCTGCAAGAGACTTGTCTCTAAAACTGGAAACAATAAATCCAGATTTAAATCTATTAAGTCCAGTTGCATCTGTAACTTCAAGAGTTTGTGCTTTAAGTTCAAGCATACTCAAACTCGTAACATCTTCCAGATTTTCAATTCTCTGCTCAAGTTTTGCAATATCACGCATTGTAAATCTTCTATTGTCTCTCAATAGAATTTTTGGATCTTTTTGAGGATTGAATAGATAAGCAGGATAACGAATTTGAGCTAACTCCATTGCATCATCTGCAAGAATTGGAGCACGTGGATCATCATTAGATTCACCTTGAACTACTTCAACTTCTCCAAAACGATTGACCGTTACAAGATCGACTCTTGGTAAATAATAACTATACCCAATAAAAGAAGTTTCGTCTGGTGATACTACATATCTAAAATTACTTTCGTAAGATCTTGAACTAAATGCAAATGGTGAAGCATTTGTTGTTGTAGGATTAAATTCTTGAACTCTTGGTCTAAAATCAAGAATATCAGAAGTACGAGTTCCATCTGGAACTGATGGTATATCACTGGAATATCTATCTTCGGTATAAGAATTTACAGTAAAAACATCTCCACTATTTCCACTTGTTATTTTATAGTAATCTAAAATAACTAATAATTGGCGAGAAGGGATTGCACTTCCTGCTTTTCTTATTAACTTAGAATAATCGCAATATTGGTTTCTATGACCCTTATCTAAAGTATAATTAGTAGTTCTATTAACATAACTACCAGGAGTTATTTGTTGAATAACTGCATTAATAGAAGATTCTTTGAATACCACAGTTTCACCAATTTCAAATTTATTCTCATTTAATGGTACAAATTCTATTTCCGATGCTGTTTTGTTGACAACTTGCGCTACTGCTCTACTATTTTGTCCTACTAATTTTTCTCCAGTGATAGCATTTACATCCAATGCTAGTCCAGTTGCAAATGTTATTTTATCTAAAACTGGAGTAGATGTGTTTGTTGATTCATATACTGCTCTTATATTGACAACATCTGGAACATTCAAAGATATTTCATTATCCTCTACTCTTAAACCATAATATTTACTTGTAGTAAGTCCAGTGGCAGATGATCCAGTTTGTGTAGAAATTCCACTAGTTCTTGTGACTGATATTTGTCTACTTCTTATAAAATCTTTTGATTTATTTGTAACTTGCCTTTTCTTCAGTGTTGCAATAACAGTAACATTTGATTGATTTATTCTTAATCCTGTAAAAGTTGCAGAATTTCCATTTGCGCCAAGTGTAAATTTGCCAGAATTTAATTCATCAGTGGTTCCATCACTATAATGAATTGAAAATCTCTCAGCATCAAAAGATTCGAAGAATACACTAGTAATTCCACTTACAGAATCTAATGCATCGGATGTTGTAACTGTTAAAGAACCAGATGCATTTGTGGATCTACCTGTAATTTGTTTTGTAATTGTAAGTTCTGATTGTGATAAATCAACAGACGCAATATTTGTCTTTGGTAGATTTGTATATAATCCAGATGAAGAAAGATTTATTATTTTTGGCTCTGCCAAATA